CAGTTTACGAACTTTACGTTTGCGTCTCTCCTCTTGATAGAGGAGTTCTGATTTGGAGAAATGACTATCAATCTTATTCTCTACATTATTAGATACCATTACGACTTTATCCAAGTCAACAGCACCAACTTTGTTGTCCGCAACTCTCATTTGGTTGGGACATCCACAGAACTGAACTTTACTAGTGCTTGTCAGTTCTACTCCACACTCTTTGCATCTTACTGTAATCATTGTTCATAACCCTCCTAATGGGAATGCTTGCTGACGGGATTGAACCGCCGACCGCCTCGGTGTAAACGAGATGCTCTACCTCTGAGCTAAACAAGCAAACGCAGGTGAACCAACCTGCAATTTTGAGGCAATTCGTCTCATGGTTTTGTAATAACGATGCACTTATCAAAATGTCTTAACTAACCAAGGCCCTGATTAGTAGAGGGGCTACATCTCACCCAACATTCTGACAGTTTACACCGGAGTAAGACGGGGACCACCCGAATAGTC